GCCTAATTGCAGTTGCGCCCCCTGCCCTAGTGGTGGGGGGACTTTTTTAAACTAATTAGGAGAAAATATTATGGCAACAGCAAGTGCAGTTGTGACTCGTAGAGGTAATGACAGTTTTCGGGGTTTATTCTCTGATACTTGGTCAGTTGTTTGTACTTTAAATGCTGGCTCATTAGTTGATGGTGCTGGTGAAACAGATGATGTAACAGTTCCAGGCGTTGCCTTGGGTGACATGGTTCTTTGTGCATCTTTGGCTGTGGATTTGGTTGGTTTGACTGTGACGGGTTATGTCTCAGCCGCCAATACTGTCAAATTCCGTATCCAAAACGAATCAGGTTCTACCGCAGACTTGGCATCAGCCACTATGGACATTATTATTGTCCGTATGGTTTAAAGATCGGGGGGCTTGTCCCCCCTTTCTTCATTAAGGATTTATATGGCTTTGTTCAGATGCAATCAATCAGGTAATGTTGTTGAGTTCAGACAGGACTACGACATTGTTGAGATGCGTAGACATCCCGAATACACAGAGGTTGATACTTCTGCTGTTGTTGAGGTTGAGAAGGTTGATGGAACAAGGCAGACGCTAACTTTGAAGAAACCTATGGGTAGACCCCGTAAGGAACAATTGTTATGAGTGATATTGATGCGAGAGATTTTGGCAGAATAGAAGCCCAAGTTGAGGCTCTGCAAGTGGAAGTTCACCAATTGGCTAATGATGTCAAGGCTCTCCTTGAGTTGGCAAACAAGTCAAAAGGTGGCTTTTGGATGGGTATGACCATCGCTTCTATGGCTGGTGGCGTAATTACCTTTGTTGCTGGAAAGTTACTCCGATGAAAGAAGGTTTGCTCTCAGGAACTGTTTGTCCTGTGGCGACTCAGGATGTTTCTACCAATCTGAAGAACAGAAACCATGCTTTCAAAGAGTATGGATATGGCCCTCCTAATCCTGATGAGCCAAATGACTCTTTTTGGTTGAAGAAGGCAAAGATGTATAACGCCCCTACCAAAGACATTAAGAATATGCTATGTGGCAACTGTGCCGCCTTTATTCAGACTCCTAAGATGATGGAGTGCATCATTGGTGGACTAGAGAAGGATGAGGGAGAGAATGAGTTGTCCTATGACGAAAACTTTGTCAAGGCGGCTGATTTAGGATATTGCGATCTATTTCAATTTACCTGTGCCGCACTCAGAACCTGTGATGCGTGGAAATCAGGTGGCCCAATTACTAAGGAGAAACCATAATGTACGGAAAATCAACCAAGATGACATCCCCAAAAACAACTAAAAAAGACACCAAAAAGAGTGTTCCTATTGCCATTATGGTGGCAGTTGGTAAGCCAAAGGCTATGCCTATGCGTGGTCAGCGTACCGCAACTAACATGATGAAGAAATCAGGGAGAGGCAAATGAGTTCATTATCTGGGGCAAGAACCCTATTAAATGCTGTAACAGCAACTGGTGCTTCTACTGCCGTACAAATTGATGGTGGTCAGCCCGTATTTATGCAAGTCTCTGGAATTACAAGTGCAACTGTTGTTTTGCAAGGTAGTTTAGATGGTACTAATTGGGCAACCCTTGGTTCTGCTTTGACTGCTGATGGCATTGTTACTATTGCCAATGCACCTAAATATGTACGGGCAAACTGTACAGTTTATGTAACTGGCACTATCACGGCTAAGATTCTTTACTAATATGAAAAAGACCAAAGCACAAGCCAAGATTAGTAAAGTCATGCGTGAGTACAAGGCAGGTGATCTGCACTCAGGCAAGGGTGGTAAGGTTGTCAAGTCTCAGAAACAAGCCATAGCAATTGCTTTATCTGAGGCAGGAAAGGCGAAGAAGAAATGAAACAAGGACTTTATGCAAATATTTTGGCAAAGAAGAAAAGAATCGCTGAAGGCTCTGGTGAACGTATGCGTAAAGTTGGTAGCAAAGGTGCGCCAACTGCCAAAGCGTTTATTGAGTCTGCTAAAACTGCAAAGAAACCAAAAAAGGTGAAGTGATGAAAACTCCCGCTTGGCAACGCTCCGAAGGTAAAAATCCTAAAGGAGGGTTGAACTCCAAGGGAAGATCATCTTATAATGCGGAAACTGGTGGTAATTTAAAAGCACCAGTAAAGTCGGGGGATAACCCTCGCAGAGCAAGTTTCTTGGCTCGTATGGCTGGCAACGATGGCCCTGAGTACAAGGATGGTAAACCGACAAGACTGCTTCTTTCGCTCAAAGCATGGGGTGCATCCTCAAAGGCTGACGCAAAGGCAAAGGCTAAGTCTATTTCTGAACGAAATAAGGCAAAAGCGAAATGAGAGCATTATCAGTTGGAGTTAGTCCCACAGCGGCAGTAGACACAACAGTGTATACCTGTCCTAGAGGCTATTACTCTAAATTTACTGTAATGTATATACACAATACAGGCGGGTCTACCAAGCATATAACTGTTCAATGGTTTGACGCAAGTGCTAATACCACTCTTGATATATTGACCCAATACGATTTCTCATCAAAAACCTATTTGCAGTTTGATGGCAATGCCTACATTGTGTTTGAAGAAGGTGATAAGTTAAAAATAACTACTCAGTCTGCAAGTTCATTCAGTTTTATAGCCACATTTGAAGAAGAAGGGTTGACTAGAGCATGACCTACCTAGAACTTGTAAACGATGTGTTAGTGCGCCTCAGAGAGCCTGTGGTCACAACTTTCAATGAAACCACCTATTCCACTTTGATTGGCAAATTTGTCAATGATGCAAAGCGTCAGATTGAGGACGCTTTTGCTTGGAATGTATTAGGTCAGACAATTACCCTGTCTACTACTTCTGGCACATATTCCTACTCTTTAACTGGTTCTGGTCAGAAGTTCCAAGTTCAAGATGTGATAAATGCAACAAGCAATGTTGGTATGAAGAATATCGACTTTGTTAGTATGAATCGGTATCAGAACTTCTCTACCCCTATAAATGGTATTCCAACGAATTACGCTTTTGATGGCGTAGATAGTAATGGCGATACTAAAGTAACTCTCTATCCCCGTCCTGATGGCGTGTATAGCATCCCATTTGCTTTAACTATCCCACAAGCCACTTTGACTGCTGATTCAACTGTGGTGAAAGTTCCTGATACTTTGGTGTCTCAAAATGCCTATGCTCGTGCTTTGGTTGAGCGTGGTGAAGATGGTGGACTGTCTTCTTCAGAGGCATATAACTTATATAGAGCAATGTTGTCTGACCACATAGCATTGGAAGGCACACGTTACCCTGAGAATCAGGAGTTTGTCTCTATATGACGCAAAGATTGCAGACCTTTAGTGTTCAAGCGCCAGGTTTCTTTGGGCTAAATACGCAAGACTCACCTCTTACTTTAGAGGCGGGATATGCGGCTATTGCCACAAACTGCGTGATTGACCAATATGGACGTATTGGCGCACGAAAAGGCTTCTCAAGGGTTAATTCATCCTCTGGCAACTTAGGTGCAAACGATATTAAAGTCATCCATGAGTTAGTGCAACTTGATGGAACGCTAACTGTATTGTTTGCTGGAAACAACAAGTTATTTAAGTTGGATGGCTCAAACGCTGTTGTAGAACTCACCTATGGGGGAGGGGGTACAGCCCCAACTATCACAGCAAGCAATTGGCAATGTGCTTCTTTAAATGGAATAACCTATTTCTTCCAATCTGGTTTTGATCCTTTGATCTATGACCCTGCCGTAAGTACAACTACTTATAGGCGTGTGTCTGAGAAGACGGGATATACAGGCACAGTTCCTTTAGGAAATATTGTGATCTCTGCTTTTGGTCGCTTGTGGGTGGCTGATACTACGGCAGACAATGTAACGATTAGTTTCTCTGACTTGTTGGCAGGGCATAACTGGACTGCTGGAACATCTGGAACTCTTGATGTTTCTAGGGTTTGGGCTAATGGTGCAGATCAGATCATGGGGTTGGGCGCACACAATAATTACTTGGTTATCTTTGGTAAACGTCAGATATTAGTCTATCAAGGGGCAACAACCCCTTCCACAATGTCATTGGCTGACACCATAGGCAACATTGGTTGTTTATCAAGGGATTCCATAGTTTCTACTGGTTCAGACATTGTTTTCTTGTCTAACTCAGGTGTGCGTAGTTTGTTGCGTACTATCCAAGAAAAGTCTGCCCCATTACGTGATATATCAAAGAATGTACGTAATGACTTGATGACCTATGTAGCGTCTGAGACATTGGCAAATATCAAGGCTGTCTACTCAGAAGTAAATGCTTTCTATCTTCTAACCTTACCTGTTGCCAAACAAGTCTATGTATTTGATACAAAGGCTCAGTTACAGGATGGTTCATCAAGGGTAACAACTTGGGACTCTATTGAGCCAACTGCTCTTTTGTCTCGCAGAAATGGTGATTTACTGATTGGCAAGAATGGGTATATTGGTAAGTATGGTACTTATCTTGACCATGCTTCTACCTATCGTTTTCAGTATTACACAAACTATGCTGACCTTGGCGATCAGAACATTACATCAATCCTGAAGAAGATTTCAGTTGTGGTTATTGGTGGCACTAACCAAATATTGACAATCAAATGGTCTTATGACTTTTCAGGTCAATATTATGCAACGCAAGCGCAAATTCCTATTTCAACAATTGCAGAGTATGGAATTGCTGAATATGGTGCAAATGGTAGTCCAGTAGCATACTATTCAACAGGCATACAGATTGGAACTTTGATTGGTCAAGCGTCTGGATTTGGCAAGGTTGTGCAAACGGCTTATGAGATTGAAATAAATGGCTCGGCTATCAGCATCCAAAAGATTGAGATTCAGGCTAAAAACGGAAAACTTGGGTAAGGAATAAATATGGCAAATTTACAAGTTATTGAAAAATCAAAGTTTTGCAGTTCTTGTAAAGAAGCAAAGTCTCTATTTGAGTTTACAAAAAATAATGCTACTCCTGATGGGTTGCAGTACAAATGCCGTTCATGTGACCTAGAGTATCAAAAAAACAGAAGAATACAAAACAAAGATCAAATACTAGATTATTCAAGAAATTATCAAAAAAACAAAAGAAAGAATTTTGAGTTTCGTTTGCAAATGCTTTTAAATGCTTCTAAACAAAGATCAAAGAAAAAATCACGAGAAAACAATTTAACCTTAGATGATATAAAAAGCATTTATCCTGAAGATGGTTTATGCCCTATATTTGGTACAAAGTTAATTTTTGGTGACGCTGGATTCAGAGAAGATAGTCCAAGTATTGATCGTATTGATTCAACTAAAGGCTATACAAAAAATAATGTACAAATTATTTCTTGGAAAGCCAACAGAATTAAAATGAATTCATCTGTGGAAGAACTTGAACTAATCTTGGCATACATGAAACAAGGAATTTGACATGAACTATACAAAAACCACCAACTTTGCGGCTAAAGATGCGCTTGCGTCAGGCAATGCTTCCAAGGTTGTCAAAGGTACTGAGATCGACACAGAGTTTACTAATATCCAAACTGCTATCGCTTCCAAGGCAGATGGAACATTTACGAACTTCTCGTTTGTTGAAGCATCTAATGTCTTGTATATCTACAATATAGCAACGCCTGTGGCAAAGATTGATGCCTCTGGTAACTTGACTGTGATTGGCAACATCATTGCGAATGGATCAATGTAATGAAAGCATCAGAAATCATAAAAGCAGATGCGGTCAAGCGCAAAATTGACCCTAATAGGGCGTTACTTGCTGTAAATCAGTCTGTCAAAAACAAGTCTGGCATTTTGATGCAAGAGAATGACTCTGTTCTTTTGGTGCGTAAGATTAACCCAACATCAGCAGAAATTCATTTGTTTACTGAAGACAATCCTACGACATTGGCAAGGGCTGTTATTGGCTTTGTCAAAAGAGGTAAAGCGTTAGGCATTAAAACTGTCTACGGGAAAGCAGATAACAAAGGAATTGTTGAACTGATGAAACGTCTTGGTTTGGATGTACAAGCATCTGACTTGCCACAGTACAACTGGAAGGCAAATATATGAGAAATAGTCTTGCTTTATTAGGTATACCAGACCTCCCCATTCGTGCGTTTCGCCATGTGGGAGACAGAAGAATTCAGCCCCAAGGTGGTGGTGGTGGAATTATTAACGAGATCATAGAAGCACCAGGCAATATTGTTGAAAGTGCATCAGAGACTTTGGCTGATGTTGATGACACAGTAAATCAAGAAATCCCAGGCGGTTGGGCTACTGTTATAAATGTTGCAACAGCAGGACAAGCGACTCCTTATGTATCAGCGGCTCAAGCGGCAGTTGCATTAGACAAAGGTGCAAGTCTTGAAGATGTTGCTAAAAACTATGCTATTAGCCAAGTTGCTGGTCAGGTTGGTGGTGCAGTAGGCGCACAAACAGGCTCTAATTTGGCTGGCAATGTGGCTAGTGGCACTACTGGTGGATTATTGAGTGGCGCAACGCCAGAGCAAGCATTAACAGGTGGTTTAACAAGTGGGGCAATTAGCCAAGTAACGCCATCTACTTTATTAAGTTCAAGCGGGACTTCAGGTCAAGGAACAACGGGAGCAAATAACATGGCAGTTGATGATTACACATATTATGGTGGCGGTGACGCTTTTGACACAACAAGCGGTTTATTTTCGCCAACCACAATCCCTGCACAAGATATAACTGGTGGAGAAGGCTTCTACGACACAGGTAGTGCGCCTTATACCCAAGAACAAATTGATGCCTTAATTCCACTAACCTATGGTGGAAATAATGCTCTCTCATCCCTAGATGCGGTTACACAAGCCGCAATCAAAAAAGCATTATCGGCTGGTGGTAGTGCGGCTCAAAGCGCAATGAACTTCCTAAGTCAAAAGGGCATTGTTCAAGGCGGTTTGGGAACTGCCGCTAACTTAATGCAATTGCAAGCGGATAGGCAAGCGGCACAACAAGCACAAGCAAGAATAGGTCAAGCAACACAACAAGCGGTTGCTGGTTCACAGTTTAGACCCGTTGGAACAACTACTCGTTTTGGCACATCTCAGTTCCAAATTGACCCAACTACTGGTCAATTAACAAGTGCAGGGTATACAGCCGCACCTGAGATCACTTCTGCCCAAAATCGTTTATTGGGACTTGGTGCTAGTTATTTAGCGCAGACTCCTGAAGAGGTTGCTCAACAGTACATGACAAGGCAATATGACTTGCTTGATCCTAGCCGTCAAAGACAGTTGGCTGGCATTAGAAACCAACAATTCCAAACAGGTCGTGGTGGTTTGTCAGTAGGTTCAACTGGTTTGCGTCCAAGTGGCGCACAAGGTTTGATGGGTGCTAATCCTGAATTAGAAGCCTATTACAACGCTTTAGCACAACAAGATGCACAGTTGGCGGCACAAGCACAACAAGCGGGTCAACAACAAGTTACCTTTGGTGCAGGTTTGTTTGGTCAGGCTGGTCAGTTAGAGAACATGGCACAACAACCATTTGCTTTAAGCCAAGGACTTGCCCAACAGTCATCATTGAGTGGTGCAAGGGCGGGTGAATTAGGAATCAGAGGCAATGTATATGGAAATGCCATAGGCTTGTCTGGTGCTATGACAACTAACCCATATGCAACAGTTCTTGGTGGACTGAGTAGTCCAACATCATTGTTGGCACAAGGATTGGGAACATACTTTGGTTCTACCGCACCAACAACAGGTGGAATAACAAGTCAAGGGATGATGTCACCAACAATAGACCCGTATGGTAACTATGTGCCACTTGGCTACGCAAACTTTTAAGGAGTAATCATGGCAACAGATATCGTAGGTGGATTGTTTGGAATTACTCCTCAATCGTATGAGAGACAGCAATATGAGCAATCATTAAGAGAAGGTCAATCATTTGGTACACCCCAAGGTCTTTACGCATCTGCCGCACAACTAGGTCGTGGCATAGGCGGTGCTTTGGGCGCTGAAGACCCACAGTTAAAACTCATAAGCGCACGAAATGCTGTGATTCAAGGTATTGATTTAAATAATCCAGAAGCCCTACAAGCCGCATCTGCAAGACTTGCCCAAATTGGTGATATGCAAGGTGCTTATGGTTTAGCAGAGGTTGCTCAAAAACGTGCTGAATCTCAAGCAACTATTGGTTTGCGTGAAGCACAGGCTAAGAAAGCCAATGAATATCAGATGGCAACTACATCCTCTGAGCGTAATCGCAAGTTGATTTCAGAAGCAGATGTTGCTTTAAAAGAAGGTAGACCACTAAGTGCAACGCAAGAAAGTGCTTTGAGATATCAAGTTGCTCAAGAACTAAAGCCAAAAATATTCCGTGATAACACAACAGGCGAACTAACCACAATTGATCCGTTAAACATTGGTTTAGCCGCCCCGAATGTTGCTAAATACTTGAAACTTGCTGAGACAACAGGAATTGCTGGTGGTGTTACTACCATTCAAACTCCTGAATCTCAAGAAGCAAAGGTTTCTCAAGCAGAAGCCTTAAACGAATTGACTAGCCGAACGAAAGACATTAAGGATGTTATTGGTGAAACTAAAAAGTTGATTAGTGGCTACACAACAGGATATGGAAGTTTCTTATCTGTATTGCCATTAACAGAAGCAAAAACGCTTCAAAACAATTTAGATAGCATAAAAGCCAACTTGTCCTTGTCTCAACTTACTGCTTTGAAAGAGGCTAGTAAAACTGGTGCATCTGGTCTTGGACAAGTTACTCGTAATGAGTTTGAGGCTTTGCAAAGCACTATTGCCAAACTTGACCCACAATCTAAATCATTTGCGGATGATCTTGATAAAGTTGATAAAACATATACAAGGTTATTGAAACAACTTGAAAGTAAAACTGTAAGGGCAGAAGAGCGTGTTAAAGCAACGCAACCTAAGAAGCCTGAAGTGCCTGGACTTGCGCCATCTGATGTTGCTCCACAAAAAAGTAGGTTCTCTGGTTTGAATCCTGAGTTAAAAGCAGAAGAATCTGTAAGTGGTCAAACTAAAAAAGGTACTAAGTACCAAATCATGCAATAACGGAGTAAATAATGCCTAAATATCTTATTGAAGGTAAGACAGTTGTAACTGAAACTCCATTGTCTGAAGACGAAATAGATGAAATTGCATCATCTATTAAGCCATCTATGCCTGTTGCACAGCCTACACAACAGCCTTCTATGATGCAGGAATTAGGTCGGCAAGCGGGTCTGTTTGGTCGTGCGGCTTATGAAGGTTTAACTGCGCCTGCAACAGTTACTTTAGAAGGTTTGCGTAGTGCATACAACCTTGGTGCAAATATAGTTGGCTCACCAAGCAGATTGCCTTCTGTTGCTCAAGCCCAAAGTCAAATGTTAACCAAGGCTGGTTTGCCAGAGCCTCAAGGTATGCTTGAAAGGGCAGTTCAAACTGGCACTCAGGCAATGATGGGTACAGGCACAGTGGCGGCACTTGCTCCTAAAGTCCCTGCATTATCGGCTAATCTTG